TACCGCCTTCCCCGTGTATATATTGAACGTCATCTTGTTCGTATCGTTCTACAAAGTTCCAATCAGGTGTTTCTAATACTTCTTTGTAAGATTTAATCCATTTACTAGGAATTGAGCTTGTTTGAGCTTTACGCATTATGATCCTATCGTGGTTGCCGATCACTACAGTAGCTAAAGGAAAAGCATCACGCCACCTAGAAATACGCTTTATAGCATATTCAAGTTCTTGCAATCCACCCATCCCGTCTGCTGACGTTTCGTGGTAGCTGGAAAAATGGTTATCTATTACATCCCCGATAAATACAACTTCAGTACAGTTATATTCATAGTATTTTTCTAAACACCAATCAAGATAACCGTCTAAACAAAAAGGTTCGTGCAAATCACCAATAACTAAGACGTTTCTGATTTCAGTTGCTCTAATCTTTTGTAAAGCGATTATCTCGTGAGGTTTAAGTCTGAATCTATTATTTGCTTTCTTTTCCAAAGTCTGCTGCTGATTGTCCTAATAACATAGCTAAACAAGAATACCAAATTTTAGAAACTGCATCTTCATCAGCACCTAAAAAATTTGCTACCATAGGTATAACTATAGATGATATACCTAGCCATACTTTTTTTGATTTCAATAATTGTGTTAAAATGTAATTCTTCATATTATTTATTTTTGATTATTAGTTTTATATTTTCTCCGCCTAAATTAACTATTTCTTTTATTAGTAAATCCATAGCTAATCTAGAGTTTCCAACAAAGTCTTGTTCACGAGTTTGTCCTACCAGAATACAACCTCTAGTATGTTCAGGTTTGTTCCCTCTATGGAATAGTATATAATCCCTATTAGGAACGTCTTGTACTAATAAATGAATGTATTCTCTTGTTGCTGATTCTCTAGGTAGTCTAATTCTGACTCCATATTCTCCGACAGGAATGCAAGATATACTTCTTTCATTATCAATATAAGGATTTTCTAAAGTGTCGCAAAACTCCTCACCATTAACATAAAGTTTACCAATAGTACTTTTATTAGTAAATGTATCTCTTAAAATTAATAAGTTAATTGTACTCAAATTAGAGGTAGTAGGTTTTGTAGATTTTACACCCTTTGACTTCGTGAACAAATTCTTTTCTGACTTTTGCTTCTCTATCTTTTTCTTTTTTGTACTTAGGGTTTTTACTGTTGAGTTTACGCTTTTTCACTTATCACAATTTTTACACCAACCAAAGCAAATAAACTTTCCTGTTAATCTATATATTATTTTACATATTATGTTTTTCATCTATTTTTCTTTTTTAAATTTAACAAATTTGTATATTGTAAAAACAATTGCCAAAGACAATGATATAAAAGTTAATATCTCATTAGCTTCGACTAAGGATATACCTATAGCTGTACTATTTGCTATTCCTACTTGTAGTGTGTCTTGTACTTCTTTCATTAGTTTTAGTTTTATTATCCAAGTAAGACTTCAACTTAGTAATGTTAATTATTTTAGGTTTATAGTATTTTTTCATTAAGTTAGGTCAGGTGTTAAAAAGTCTCGTAAAGTTAATTTAGTTCCTCGTTGCATAGGTCTTTCTAAATTCATTCCATTATAGTATGCGTTTGAATCTGGGTTAACGTCTGCACCTGAATTTTGATTGTATTCAGGAAAGCTAGATATATTGTTTTTAATATACTCAATCAACCTTTCTGTATAGTATTCAGCAGTATTTCTCACTTCTTCTCTAAGGTGTTGTGCTTCTTCTGTACTTAAAGCATTGCCTGTTTCTGAGGTTTTAGAATATATATTTCCATTTTCTATCTTAAATCTAAGAAATGGTATAGCGTGGTAAAATGCCCAATTTGGAAGCATATCGCCAATATAGTCATCTACTAAAGTTTTATATGCTGCGTTTGCAACATCACCAATAGTTCCGTTTTTTATAAGAGTTTTAAGCTTGTCATTTAACTCAGTACCTAGTTTTGTTTCTACATAAAGCTTCTGTGCTTGTCTAACATATGGTAGTAATAAATTAACGTCAACATTTAAGTTGATTGCTGTTGAATCTTTTAATTTGCTTTCTGATATGAATAATACGTATGCCATAATTATCTTGGTTCTAAAAATCCTTGGTTTTTCATTCGTTTTGGTGGTCTTGCAACTAATGTGTCATTTCTTTCTGCTGTGAAGCCTTCAGACAATGCTTTAGTATAACCTATCATTTCATCATCTTCTATATTGCCTTCATAGTAAACTGACTCATCATCTGACACAGGTGCTTTATAGATTTGTCTCAACCAAAAATGGTGACAATTTCCACCGCCTTTGTAAAGCCAGATTGAATAAGTTGCTGCACCTCTAGGACCCCAACCAGGATTTACTGCCTGACTTCCCATTCTTATTATATCTTCTTTACGGTAAACCTTTTTAGCGTCCATCATTATACTGCAAAAATCTCTTGTTGCACCTTCTTGTGTTAGAAAATTATCTTTTGTGTAAACGTATCTAACTTTGTAAAATGCGGTATCGTTTTTATTTAAACCGTCTTGTTCACTTCTTGCGTTTGGGTTTGCCCTACCTGTTGAAGCTAATTCAAGTTTTTCACTAACTCTTTTATTTAAAGCTTTTTCAAAATCAAAATCTCTATGTTCACCGTCAACTATTTCTTCATCTATTAATTCGTACCCTTCAGGAATATCTTCACCGAATGCGTCAATAAATTTTTCTAAAGTTGTAAACTTATTTTCTTGACTACAATTACACTTTTGTAAGTTAGTTGCTTCATCGTGTCCTGTACAAGCCATATACACAGTTTCTCCTTCTAACTCGTGTTCGTGATAGCCTTCGCACCCAATTGTCTTAGCGTGTGCTTCAGCTTCTTCTATTGTGCTAAATACAGGTTGTCCGTCTATCATTCCAACTCTTGCAAATGCTATTTCTTCTTCTTGTGTTTTTTCATCATCTCCTAATGGTGGCAAGCCTAAAGACTCTCTAATTTCGTCTTGCGTCATTACTTCACGTACTGTCTTAGAATCAAATTGTACAGTAATAGGTTTTAACTGAACAAAACCAACTTCTAAATCCATATTGTTTACAGAGAATATAGTTTGTAAAGTATTTAAAATGTTAAGTTGGTATGGCCTTACCACTGTATTGAGATAAAAGTTAGCAGCGTTAATCAATTCGTCTGTATTGCTAGAAAAACCATTTGTGCTGTCAATACCCATTAATGTTTTAGATGTCACTCTATGAGCTGTTAGAATGTTCTGTACTAATAGTTCTTGGAGTGCTAAATACTGTTTGTCTGCGTTAGATACGCTTATTGGGTTTATTTCAGGTGTTCTCGTTCTATCGTCTGAGAACGTCAGAATGAATTTACCACTGTTTTTTGCACCAGTAAATTTATCTGTTAAACTTTGTTCAATTTGAAATCTTTCTTCTTGTGTCGGGACCCCATTAGCGAAGGAAATAAAGTATGAACCACTGAACCCATTCTCTATATTGTTAAGATGAAATTCTGCAACTCTTTGATCCACAAGAGCCCAATTACACCCAGCAAGATAATCTGGAGTGTGGTATATGTCCATATTTGGACTGTAAGAACCTGTGTAAATAAGTTGGCTACTTGCTGTTCTGTCTTTTTCGTTAAATGCTGCTATAGCATACGGCTTGTGCATTCTTGTATTAGCCCAATCAGCACTAATAAAATAAGTATCTACAATTCCCATTTCGTTTGGTCTTCCTGCTCTTACTCTTTCTACAGGAACGTGATATACTTCTGATATTTCTGTTCTTTCTCTGTTCCAGATAATATGTATTGCATATGCTCCTTGTAATTTAAAATCAAATGCAACTTTTTTAATAACTTGATGTAAAGACTCTTTTCTGTTTGCGTGTCGCATAAATTTCTTTAACTTTACATAAGAAGCTAAGTTTAAATCTTCATCATCTTCAATTATTAAATCTTCCCCTGCTATCATTTCACTAGTCGCATTAATAACTGCTGCGTGAGTAGAACTGTTGTAGTATAAATCTATTAAGAATTGTGGGTATAAGTTTCTCCAATCATCTGTTCCATATTCAATGTAGTCCCTACCCCTCACCTCTTGAATAATAGGTGCTGTACTTGTTTCTAGATTTATACTTAAAATTGAATCTTTCATATTATTTATATTTTACTCAGGTAGTTATTTAAGTTAGAAGTCAATGTAGCACTTTGTGAACTAAATATTGCTATTTCTGATATTTCACCGTCATAAGGGTTTAAGTCTGTTGACCTTACTCCTATAGCGTCAATATCTGCCGTACCTGATAATGTTTCTGTGTCTGCTTGTGCTGTGCCGTTCCAATATAACGTTAATACATTACTTGCACGTTGTAAAACCATATAAGCATCTTCAACAAATGTTCCTGAGTCTTTTGCTATGTTAACTGCTGTTGCGTTATCTATTCTGACTCTTAGTTCTTGTGTTCCTGTAAACCTTATAAACTCACCTGCTGTTGTATTATCTGCTAATAAAACACCACCTGCATTTTTTAAATGAAGTTTAACACCTATAGTAAAATCACCAGTTAAACTAATTTGTCCTGTGCTTTGTAGGTTTTGTGTAGCTGCTGAATCAAAATCTATATCACCTGAATTGTATAAAGGTTGCTCAGAAGCAGTTCCTTGTTCCATATGTATATTATTCCCTGATTGGTCATTCCATTTAGAAACATCATCACCATTTAAAGTAATACCTGTTGCTCTTTTATACCAAGCGTCAAGACGCGCTTCATCACTAGGTTGCCAGGAACCCTGTAAACGTCTATTTACTAAACTTAAACCTAATTTTAATGATAACATATCTTATGTAGTTATTCCTTCGCTATAACCAATACCAATGCCGCTAGTTAGTGTTATTGCAGTGATATTCATAAAGAGGGTTGTCCCCGCAGGAAGTGTAGTCTGTAAAGCTGTTTCGCCTGTTGCGTCTGCTGCTGCTATTGAAGCAACTACTGTTTCTACAGGAAAGTAAACACAATACCAGTCTTTACTTGTTTGTGCTGCTGTAGTAAATACTTCAGTACCACCGTTTTTACCTAATTGTTCTACTAATAGTTGTTGTACATTTTCTATTGCCATTTTTTAATTTTTTATTGTCCGTAATATATATAATTTGTTCCGCTAGGTTCTTGTCTTTCTGTATATTGTACTTGTGCAGTACCTGCTTTGTCAGCTACATACATTTTCCCTTTTGTTATCAATCCTTGTACTACTCCGTGTGTCGGTCCCACAGGTAAGACATCATTTTCATTAACAGGTGCATTTCCTGCACTAATTGCTACTGCTCCTGTCCAACTTACTTCATATACTTCATATTTATAATAGCCAGAAGGAGTAAAATCTACTTTACCTGTATATACATCAGGTGTAGCGTTATAATCAAATACAAACTTTGTATATCTGTCGTAAATCAAATGAACAGTTGAATAAGCGTATTGTACTGACTTATTCATATCATTTGTAAACTTTACTAAGTGTCTTATTTTGTCAGAACCTACAGAAGTATCTATTCTATTATCTTCAGTTTGTAGATATGTCGTTAAGTTAGTTTCTGTAATAGCTTGTATCATATACTATATAATAGAAAAAGTCTGTTTTTATTTGCTTATATAAAAGAAAAGAGGGACTATGCCCTCTGA